GCGCCTTTCTTAGCGTCGGCCGGCTCGATCCACCTACTCGGCGCCGCAACCGCTTTAATTGGAATCACGATTGACGCTTTCGGCGCCGCGAGCCGGCCAGTTTACGCCGGCCGCAGCGCAGAGGGCACGATCACCGCGCCACTCGCGACGGCTAACACCGATGTTCTCTTGCAATTGAGCGCCTCTGGCTTTCAGGGGGGCGCCTATTCGCAGAGCGGGGCAATGTTCTGGCTTGCAACGGAAGCCTGGGGCGCCGGTGCCCATGGTACGCAGTGTCAGATTTTCACAACGCTAACCGGCACAACAACGCTAGCAACTACGAGCATAGACGGCACCGGCCAGTTGATTGCCGCCAAAGGCTTCACAACCAATGACGCCACGCAGATGCTTTCAAGCGGGGTCGCCATGACGAACGGCGCCGGCGCCAGCGCCGGCACACTGACGAACGCGCCGGCCGTCGGCAACCCGACGAAATGGATAGGGTTTAACGACAACGGAACGCTAAGGAGAATCCCGGCATGGTGAGCGTTCCCTTTGACACGGTGCTTAAGGATTTCGACGGCCGGCCGGTCAAACACAACCGCGCCGGCGAGCTCGTCGACGCGACGCTTAAGGGGGTCGCGGTCGAGGCGTTGCTCTTGGTCGACGCGCAAGGCTTGTCTGCAGACGAGCACTTGAGCCGCTACGGCCTGGCGCAGCGCATCCACAAGGCGAACGGCGCCGGCGTCGAGCTCACAGTCGAGGAAATTGCGCTCGTGAAGCGCCTGCTTGCCAAGGGCTATACCCCCGGCGTGGTCGGCGCCGCGGTCGAGATACTAGACCCGGCGTCACTCAGGAAGGGCCAGGACGGCTAAACGTGGATGCCCTGGACCGATTACATGCGAGGAAATTTGGCCGGCCTAGTGGCCGTTGTGGGCCTCCTGGCGGCCTGTTATCTTTTCGGCGGCCAAAGTAGGGTTCCCACGGTCGAGATTCCCTCTGACGAGCCCGTCACGATTGGATTGAGGCGCATAAGGTGAGGCTACCCAAAATGAACACTTCGACTCTTCTGGCGCTCGGCGCGATTGGTCTTATCGGCTATGCCCTGTGGCAGAGCTCGCAGGGCGCGAGCGCAGCCGCGCCAGGCGCGGGCGCCGGCGGCGGCAACCTACTGCCCGGTGGCATGGGTACGGTCCCAGGCGGCGGCTATATGCCCGGTGGCAACCAGGGAACGCCGGGCCAGCAGGGCGGCACGCAACAGGGCGGCGGCCAGGGTGGCACGCCAGGGCAGGGCGGCACGCCGAACGCCATGGCGTTCAATACCGCGACGGGCACGGCCGCCGGCGCGCAGTATGCCGGCGGCACGGTCGGCACCGGCGCGAGCGGCATGGCCGGGCGGCGCTTCTATCACCGGCGGTAGAATGTGGATGACGAGGACTTTTTCGTTCTCGCGGTCGCCGGTGTCGGCCTCTACTACCTTTGGCCGTACATCAAGCCAGGCGCGGCGAGCGCGGCCACGTTGACGAGCCCGGGCGGCTCGATCGCCAGCGGCCAAGGTCAGGTCAGCGAGGCGGGAATAGCCTTCATCAAGCGCGAGGAAGGATTCCGCGCCAACGTTTACAACGATGTTGGACACAAGGCTTACGGCTACGGGCACGACTTCACCGGCGCGCCGCCCTATCCTCCGCCGATCACCGAATATCAGGCCGACCAACTCTTGCGCTCGGACCTGGCGACGGCCTCGGCCCAGGTCGACAGCCTGGTGACGGTCCCGCTCAGTCAAAATCAGTTCGACGCGCTCGTCTCGTTCCAGTTCAACACCGGCGCGCTCGGGAGCTCGACGCTCTTGCGATTGCTCAACAGCGGCGACTATGCCGGCGCCGCGGGACAATTCGGCAGATGGATTCACGCCGGCGGCGCCGTGAGCTCGGTTCTCGTCGGCCGGCGCGCGCGCGAGGCGGCGCTATTCAATTCTTGAGGCGGCGCTTTCCCGAGCGCCGGCGGCCAATGGCGCGAGCGATTGCCGGCGGGGTTTCATTGGCGAGACGATGCAGCGCCGAAACGGCATTGCCAACGCCGAGATGGCGCGGTCGATCTTGAGGCGAGCGCATCCCGTGTTTTGGCATTGAGAGCAAACGCTATCACCCATCATGTCACAGGGCTCACCCTCTGTGGCCCACGACATTTCTTGCTCAGAGAGTTCAAGCAATTCCTTCAACGCCGCCAGCAGTTCATCGCGCTCGGATTTGAGGCGGGAATTTTCTTTTCCAAGGAACGCCTCTAGGTCACTATAGGCCATCACTTAACTCCTGCGGTCTTGGTCGGTTCGCATACTAATTTGTTGCCGCGAAACACCTTCACGCTCTCGCCACGAATGCGGCCATTGCGATAGCGGTATTTGATGCGGGCCAACGCTTCTTCGATTGTTGATGCGCTATCGAACAGCGGAGCATTCGGTTTCGCCTCACGCTCAAACCGGATTAGGTAGCGCCGCTCACTCATTCACCCCTCCAGCCTTTTGTGAGAGCGCGGGCGCGAAGTGCGATCTGCTACTCATCTCCATGCGCGTTCATTGCGGTACATGCGTTCGCCAGGCAATTCCGGCCCGCGATTCGTTCCAGCTTGTCGCTTCTTTATTGCGCGCCGCCGGCCGGCTCTTTGGTTCACGCTTCATAGCCCATCCTTTTCATGGCCGGCGCGAGGGTGTCGAGCACCGGCGCCAGGTAGCGCAGGAACGGCACATAGCGGCCGATAGCCTTGTCTGAAATTGGTTGCGTCACTTGGTTATAGGAGATGGTTCGCGCATGGCGCGGATTCTTGTGAGGCTCATAGCAGGCGGGCGCGTCGTCGAGTCCGCACGCGCTCACGAGCGCGCGCGTCGTCATGGCCTGGTCGGAGACAAGGGACTCATAGGCCAGGTCGACCGGCGCGAGCTCGTCGAGGCGCCGGCTCACATAGGCGAGGAGCGAATCGTTCAAGGCGTACATGGTCGCGCAGGCGCCGAGCTCGGAGGCGTAATGGTGCCCATGCGTGATTAGGTGGCTCATGTTTGAGACGAGCGCGTCGAGCGGATGCCGGCGCACATAGACCGCGGCGGCGCGCGGGAACATGAGGCGCACGAGCGGAAGGTACATTTCGTTAAGCGGCATTTTGTCGGTAAAGCGCGCGTAGGGCGCGCGCCTGGTCGCGGCCACGCGCGACCGCGCCTTGGTGAGATAGTAGGCGGCCATGATGCTCGCCAGGTCGGTATTGTCCGCGAGCGTGAGCGATAGCAGCGCGCCAGGGTAGGGCTCGCGCGCGCGCACGAGCCGCGGCACGAGCCCGGCGAGCTCTAGGACGAATTGCATTTCGTCGCCGGCGGCAACGTCAGGGTGCGCGGATATGATTTGCTCGGTCAGGGTCGTTCCCGAGCGCGGGAACCCGAGCACAAAGATTGGTTGCGGCCCGGCGAGCTCGGGCGCGGCGCGCGCGACGAGCTCGCGCCAGCGCCGGCCGGCGAGCACTTCGCGCGTGCCATGGACGAGCGCCTCAACTCGCGCCTGGTCGAAACGATAGCCGGCGCGCTCGCGCAACAGCCGCTTTGCCGTCATCCAATCGCCCCAGGCGCCGGCATAGTCGGCCATGGCCTCGCGGTAGCGCCCGCGGTCGAATAGCTCGAGCGGCGTGATGTTAGGACCGCTCAGGGTGCGGATAGCCTCGCCATGCCGGCCGCAGCGCGACTCGACGAGCGCGGTTATCCGCCGCAATTGCCACGAGGGCTCGCAATGCTTCGCCGCGTCGACACATAGCCGCTCGGCCTGGTCGAGCTCGCCAAGCGCCTCGGTCGCGCCGATAAGGCCGGCCCAGGCTTCCGAGCTCCGCGCGTCGACCGCGACCGCGGTCCCGAACGCCTCTAGCGCGCGCGGCACGTTGGTTTGCGAGCGATAGACATAGCCGGCAACGATGTTGAAGCGCAGCCGGTCAGGGTCGACCGAGCCGGCGCTTAGGTGGGAATCGGCAAAGCTCGCGCGATTGGTTTGCGCCAAGAGCCCGGCCATGAGCTCGTGCGCGCGGTAGCAGCCTGGCGCGTCGCTAAGGGTTTCCTTCAAGGCGAGCTCGGCGGCCGGCAAGCGGCCGGCGTCGATCAGGGCGCGCGGGCGCTCGACATTGGGACAGTTGCCGGCGCACCAACAGGTCATCGCGCCGGCGGCAGAAACAGAGCGCAGCCGACAACGAACACGACAACGCCGGCGCCGAACACAACGAGCGCCAGCGCCGCGACCTTGGCCGCCTCGGCTATCAAGGCAGGAACCGTTTCACGAGCCAGACAACGAGCTCGCCAACGATGATTCCGACCGCGATAGCGGCAACCATTGGAAGGAAGGTCATTGGCTCTTAGCTCCCATAGGAGGGACATGCCGATTATAGCGCAGCGATTGGCGGGCCTGGTCGAGCGCGAAAGAGAGCTCGGTAAATCCGCCCTTCACGCGCACGCTCGCGCTGCCGGCGACTATGAGGCAGATGCCGATTTCGGGGGTTGAGGCAATGCACTGAATCGTCTCGGTCGTGAAAGCGACGCGCTCGCCGGCGGGGCCGGCAAACAGGATGGTTTCGCCGGACGGGCCGAACGCATAGGGCAGGGGCGCCTCGTCGAGCGGCCCGGTGTCGCCGTTAATGTGCAGGCTCATTCGTCCCCCTCGTCGCCTTCTAGGTCCGCGATAAATTCGTCATAGGAGGGCGCGAGCTCCATGCTCACGCCACCGTCAAACAAGAGCACGGCATGGTTGCCGCGCTCGGTTATGCCTATCAGCTTGGCCGGGCAGTAGAGCACGCGCTCGCCGCCCTTGCCGGTCGTGTCGAGCATGTGCGGAATCTCGACGAGCTCGCCAGGGTCGACCCCGGCCGGGTTCTTTTTTGCCATGTCATTCCTTTCCGTCAGTCGGACCCCAGGATGCATTAAGCGCCGCCAGGCGCTCTAGCCCCTGAATCTAGTCGCCTGAATCAACATACGGAAAGCCCCGTTGCGGCCGGCGCCGGAAACCCCAACGGTTCCGCGGTCGCGCCGGCCAGAATTTGCCTATACCATAAGTATTAGCTTCCGGTATAGTGGGGCCGTGATGCAACCCTACGCAAGCCGCACCGGCACGAAAAAGAATCTCGACGCGCTCCGCGAGGCGGGCGCGGTCGCCGCCGGCGCCGGTGTGCCGTTCCATGTCGCGCGCGTCAACACGGCACGGCGCATCTACCTTGCGATAGCGGCCGGCGCAACATCAATCGACGGCTCCGCCGCTAGTCGATATTCCAAGGTGCTGCCGCGGCTCGCCAACGCTTGCAGGGCAGGCGACTTGTTCCGGCCGCCCGGTTACGATGTTCAAGCCGTGCAACAGGGAATAGCCGATTGGGCGCGCGCGTTCGATCCGTGGAGGCGGCATGGTCGAGATGAGTCTTAGGCGCTTTATCGGTCAGGTCGAAGAAAAGCGCGACCTACTCGCGCAAGAGGTTCGCGCGCAGATGGACCTTGGACCCGACAAGGCCGACATGATGCGGTTGCGGACGCTCCGCGCAAAAATCCGCAAGCTAAACTCGGTCATCAATGCCGCGAGCCGCGAGCGCATCAAGCCGCTGCCGCGCGTGAAGCAAAAGCGGCGCCCATGGTCGAGCAACGGGCAATAGTGATAGCGACGCGCATCCCGTTTGGGGCGCTCGTGGCCGTTCTCTACCGCGTCGCCATCGTTGAGGACTATGCGCCAGGCCGCTTTCGCATGGTGCGCGTCGAGCCCGCGCACATGCCTTACGCGGATGCTATGATTCGCGCCGGCGCACTCAACAAGAAAGGGCAACGCCATGGAAAACAAGCCCGGTCCCGAACCCGGTTTCTACAACGGCCTTAGCTTGGCGCTTTCGATCACGGCTATTCTTGTCGTCGTGTTCATGGCGCTAGAAAGGGCGTTCGCTCATTAAGCGCGTGGCGGTCTATCTCCGAGTCTCGACGAGCGGCCAAACGCTCGCGACGCAGAAACGCGACTTGAGCGACGCAGCGCGCCGGCATGGGTGGAAGGTCGTCGCCATCTATAGCGACAAGGCGAGCGGCAAGAGCGCACGCCGGCCAGGCTATGACGAGCTCATGGCCGGCGTCGGCCGCCGGCGCTTCGATATGGTCGCGGCCTGGTCGGTCGACCGTCTCGGGCGTTCGCTTCATCAACTCGTCGCCTTCTTAGGCGAGCTCAGGGCAAAGAGCGTCGACCTTTACTTGCACGCGCAAGGAATCGACACGAGCACGCCAGGCGGCGCCGCCATGTTTCAGATGTTGGGCGTGTTTGCGGAATTTGAGCGCGCGATAATTGTTGAGCGTGTCAAGGCCGGCCAGGCACGCGCGCGGGCGGAAGGCCGCAGCCTCGGGCGGCCGAAGGTCGACGGCAAGCGCGACGCTATCGCGCGCACGCTCATAAGCAGCGGCGCCGGTATCATCAAAGCGGCGAAGGCCGCCGGCGTGGGCGTCAGTGTTGCACAGCGCATCGCGCGGGAACTACGCTAGGCCCCATGTGGGTCATCGTCTTTAAGCACAAAAAATCCACCTGGGTCAGCGTCAATCGGCGCGTGTTTTTATCGCGCGAGGACGCTCGCCTTGCCATCAAGGAGGCGTTGAAGCGTCATCCCGACGCAACAGAGGTTTGGATTGTGAAGCTACCGGCGTTCGACGATTGGGGCGAACGCTTGCCGGTCCCGACTTAGCGGTCTCGGTCGCGAATGACGCTTAGCAAATAGATCAGTGCGCCGCCGGCGATAATCATGCTCAGCATGACGCTAGTGTCGCTAGAGGGCTCGCCTGGCACCCCGAGCCCGCCCACATAGCGGCCGATCACCGGCGCGCGAAACTCGCCCTGATAGGGAAGGCGGCGCGCGTTAAAGACTCGCATCGCTAATCCCGCTTGTTGAAATCTTTGGACAGGTAAAGCAGAAGCGCAATTGCACCGACAAGAAACATGCCGGTCGGGAATCCTGGCGGGCCGAAGCCCATATAGCGCGCCAGGTAAGGCGGGCGCACATTCGAGCCGCGTTGACGCGCATAAAGCGCGTGCATGAGTGGCGTTGTTGGATTGCGGGCGACGACTCGCGCGTTCGACACCATGGCGCTACTCGTCGCCGGCGTCGGCCGCCGGCGTCTCGTCGACCGGCTTGCCGTCAACGACTCGGTGCAGCGTTTTTCCGTGCTCGTCTTGCACGCTGAAATGATCCGAGCCGAGTTTAGCGGCGAGCTCGACCGCATCGGCCGCCGAGCGCACATCATGCGTGCGGCCGGTAATGTGATTCACGAGCGTAACCTTTTGCTCGGTCATGTGAGGCGCTCCCTTTTTTGCCGGCCCCTTACGTCGCCGCGTCATCCGCCTTCTTCGACATAGGCTTGGTAGGCCAGCCAGGCGATGCCGGCCCATAGCGCCAGCGTCATCCACGAGACGCCGCCGGCGCCAGGGAAGGGCAGGCCGGGCGACGGCCAAGGCTGAAAGCTCTTGTTGTAGAGCGTGGGCGTTCCCGTTCCCTGCATCATGCCGGTTCCGGTTCCAGTGCTCGGAAAATACATAACGCGTCACCCTCTATTTGCGGCGGCCGGGCCAACGGTAGATCAACCACAGAAAAAAAGCACCTAGCCCCAAAAGCGCCAGGTCGGCGCCGCCGGACACTTGGTCATAGAAAGCGCGCTCGCCGGCGAATATATCGCCGCTCGGCGCTCCCAACGAATTGCGCGGCCGGTGCATCATGGCGCGACGCTACGCCGGCGAGGGTCTTGCGCCAACACCGGATTCGGCACAGCATCGCGCGCCCTGTGGGACCAGGGGAGCGCGAGCCAAGTTGTCGTTTGAAGCGCCCGCATCATCCCCAATCCACAGGCTCAGTCAACGTCAAAAGGCAACTTTTGACGGCGGGAAAACCTTGTCTAGCGAAGGGGGTTTCTATGAGAGGTCAGCCGGTTAGGCGTCATTCCTCAGAATATGGAGCATGTGAGAAGCGTTTTTATTTCAAGACGAGCCGCCATGAGAAGCGCCGAATCCTGGCGGCGGCCGAGCGATTCGACCGAGCTCGAAAGCTGCCCGGGCGACGAAACGGCCCCTTGGGCCATGTCGGCCTGGAGGTTTTGCGCGAGCTCACGCGGTTCCACCATGAGGGCACCGGCCAGCTTGACCCGTCGATAGCGACGCTCGCCGCCAAGCTCAGGCGCGCGCCGTCCGCGATAGCGCGCGCGCTCGCGCGACTCCGACAGCGAGGCTTTCTGGATTGGCTCAGACGGTGGGCGCCAGTCGACGATCCGAAACCCTTTGGCCCACAGGTCGAGCAAGTGAGCAACGCCTACCGGCTCACGATGCCGCCGGCGGCCGAAAAAATGCTCGGGCAACAGTACCAGGCCGTGCCACTGCCGGACGATCACGAGCAACGCCAGGCCGACAGGGAGCAAGATTGGCAGCGCATGTTCTCGGGCTTGCCCGGTGGCGAGAAGCCTGGCGCGGTCGTTCAAAACGAGCCGCTTGCCAAGCAACTCGGCACGCTTTGGGCGGCCATGCGGCGCAACTACTCCGCAACGTGATTTCACTAGGAGGTCAGAACCCAAGATCATTTGTTTAATAGACAGAAGGAGCGGCGCCTGCCGGCGCCGCGCTCAGGAAAGAAAGGGGCGAAACGGTTTTTGCCAAGCCGCCCCGCGCCTTACATACGGCACGAATCGAGAACATCGGCCTGTGTACAACTAGGCGCGTTTCGTTCTATTGGTTTCGAACGGACTTCGAACGCACTTTGGACGATGAAAGGGGCGCACAATGGCGCGACCAGGCTCTACAGCAGAGCGGTTAAGAGCGCATGTCGACGGCGCAAAGGCCGGCGAATCCGGCGACGCGACCGGCGCCGGCGCACTCGACGAGGCGATTTCGACGATTCTCGCGACCTTTCACGCGACCGAGGGCGATGTTTCGTGGAAAGTGTCGGTTTGCCGTGTGGGCGCCGTTGCCAACAAGCTCGGCGGCAAAGAGGAATGGCTCTTTGATACCGGCGTGGAAGATTTGCCGGGCCTGCGAACGGTGCTGCGCGACCAATACAAGGGCGGCCAGTTTCGCGCGCGCGTTTATAAGAACGAAGGCGGGAGCTCGGGCCTGGTTGCAAACTTCACGCTCGACATAGCGCCGCCGCTTACGGTTCCAGGCGCCGGCCCGCCGGCCGCCGATTCGGCGCCGAACGAACAAACGACCCTGGCGCAGATGTTCGCGACGATGATGGACCGGCAAGAGAAGATGCTAGAGCGCGTGCTCGCGCGCGTCAGCGCGCCAGCGACCGCGGCGAGCCCGCTCGCGTCGATCAAAGAAACCTTGGAGGTCATAACGAGCGTGGTCGCACTCCAACCCAAGAGCGACAGCAAGGCCGGGCTCGAGATGTTCAAGGAAGGGCTCGGCCTGGCGCGCGAGCTCGCCAAGAACGCCGGCGGTGGCGACGGTGGCGAGGGCGGCTTGCTCGGCCTCGCCGGCAAGTTGCTCGACAGTCCGATACTTGAGCGCGTATTGTCGGCCTTGCCGGTCGCATCGTCCCCGATGCTGCATCAAACACCGGCACCCAACGGCCGACCGGCGCCGCTGCCAGCCCCGAGCTCGGCGGCGCCGGTCGATCCGGTCAGCCAGCTTAGGCCGCTCGTCGCCTATCTCGTCGAAAAAGCCTCACGCGGCGCGGATCCGGCGCTTTATGCCGATTGGCTTGTGGACAATCTGACACCGCAGGCCGAGCAATTCCTTAGCCAACAGCCCGACCTTATGGGCGCGCTCGCGACCGGCTTCCCCGAGATTCTCGCGCATCGCGCCTGGTTTGAGGTTTTGATACAAACACTGACAACGCCGCCGGAAGGGCAGGACAATGAGTCGAGCGAATTACCTGGCGAGCCTGCCGGAAGGGCCGCAGGCGGTCAGGGAAACGCTCAAGCTCATGCGGGACAGGGTGAAGCTCGCCAAGCGGAACCCGCGGGTTAGGGAAATCGCGATTCATGTCGTGCACGCCGAGCCAGGAAAATTCTGGTTTGGCGAGATTCGCGCCATCTTCAATTTCGTTCGCGATCGCGTGCGCTACACGCTCGACATAAACGACATAGAGCTCGTTCAAGACCCGCTCGTCACGCTCGACCAGGGCGCCGGCGATTGCGACGACATGTGCGTTCTGCTCGCCTCTTTGCTCGAATGTGTCGGCCATCGTTGCCGCTTCGTGGCGCTATCGTTCGACGGCCCAACGAATTACAGTCATGTGATTGTGCAGACCAAGGCGGCCGGCGAGGGCACATGGATTTCACTCGATCCTACAGAGGACCATCCCGCCGGCTGGCACCCGCCGGACTCGCAAGGTGCAATGGTCGTCGACGCTTCCTAGGTTTCGTCAATCCGAGCGAGCTCCCCACGCTCATCGAGGGCGGCGGTACATTCGGCACGTTCTTTGGCGGCACGCCGCCAAGCGGTTTCGACTATCTCAACATTCCGATTCCGCCGGTCGACACCGCGCCGAGCCCGACGCCTGGCGCCTGGTCAACCGCGGCGCCGAGCTCGACCTATCAGCCTGGCGGCACGCCGGCGCCGGTCACTGTCACCGACTCGCCGGTGCTCGTCACCGGGACACCTATCGCGCCGAGCTCGACCGCGATAGGCTCGCCAGGTCAGCAGGGAGCTCCACCAATGGCAGGCGGCACAGGGACAGCGGGCGGCGCCTATGGCACGCCAGGCACGGCCGGGACGGTCCCAGGCACAGCTACGGCGATAGGCGGCTATGGCGGTTATGGCACGCCGGCGGGCGGCACCGGCACGCCTTACGGCGGCCAGGGCGCCGGCACGCAAGCCGCGACGAGCACGCAACAGGGCGGCGGCCAGCGTGGCGGCGGCGGTGGCGGCGGTGGCGGTCAGCAATCCGGCGGCGGCAGTCGCAGCGGTGGCGGTGGAGCGCGTCAGCCTTACCCGCGGACCAATCCGCCCTTGCAGCCGGCACAGCCGCCGAGCCGCTACGGTATCCCGCTCTTGAACAGCAACACCGGCCTGCCGGCGCGCGTACAGGCGCGCTATCGCGGGCCTGGCGGCAACTACGGCCTTATGAGCACGCCGCAAGGCGGCCTCACGATCATGGGCACACAGCCTGGCGGCGGCGGCCAGGTCGGCACACCCGGCCAGGTCGGCACGCCTGGCGGTGGCGCCGCGGCGCCGAGCTCGTCGAGCTCGCCGGGAATCTTCGCGAGCCTTTCGAGCGGATTCTCGTCCCTGTTGAGCTCGCCGCTCGTGCTCGTGGGCGGCCTCGGGCTCGGCTATTACTTCCTCGTCTATCGCCACCAACATCACCGGGAGCGCGTCGCACATGCGGACTGAAACAGTCCTGTTGCTCGCAATCGCCGGCGTCGGCCTCTACGGCTGGCACGCCGGATGGTTCGCTAACATGTTCCCCGGCCAGGCGCCGGCCGCGCCAGGCGGCGGCGGCCAAGGCACCGGCGGGCCGCAGATGATCCCGAGCGTCACAGGTCCAATCGACCTTGCAACCGGCCGCTTTGGTCCCAATGTGCCGCTGCCGCAAGGCGGCACGGCAACGAACGCCGCGCAATGGATTTTCTGAATGTCGATTCGCTCGCGCCGCCGGCACAGACAACGCAAAGACAACGCGCGCGCCTATAACGCGGGCTATGCCGCCTGGTTTGCCGGTCAGCGACGCAGCGCAAACCCCTTCGACTATGGCACGAGCGAATACAGCAATTGGGATGCTGGATTCGTCGACGCGCGCGACGGCTTCAAAGCAAATCCGAGCGGCGGCGCCCTGGTCGGCTGGATCGCGGTTGCGCTCGCGCTCGTCGCCGGCCTCGGCCTCTCGACCGTGCAAGCGCCGGCGGAAGGGCCTTGAACCATGGCGCTATTCGAGCATGACGCGAGCCCGAGCACGGTCAAACTAGGCAACGCGATTCTGTTGCTCGCGCTCGTCGCCGGCGCAGCGGCGCTCGCCGGCTTTTTCTCGACCAATGCGGCCTTGCCGCCAGGTCCGCCCTATCAGCCGCCGAACAGGTGAGCTCATGGCGACGCAACCCGCAACCGGCGTTCCCGAAGTTATCACGATCACGGCGCCGGCCGACCCTTGCAGCTATGTCTATGACGGCGAAACCGCGGCACAGAAAAACGCCGGCGGCACATTCGCGGATAATGCGCGCTATCATCTTTGCCGCGCCGGCATGTTGCTCAAGACCGCGAGCCAAAAAATCGTCGCGTGGTTTGTCGACGAGTTTGCCGCCGCGTGGGCGTGGCTTAAGCGGCTGTGGAACGCGCCGGGCGACGCGCTCCGCGCGCTCGTGGCGTGGGCGCAAGACCTTTACAACCGCATCAAAGCGGCGATAGCGGCGGAATTTAAGAACGCCGCCCTTGTGTTCGCGATTGTCGGAATCGGCGCCTTCGTTTTGCTCGATGAATTTTTAACCGGCGGGCGTGCGTGAGCGAGAAATTAAAAATTCTCCGTGTGCGGAAGAATCCCAATGAGGTTGTGCCGTACACGCCGGAAGTCTTGCGGGCACGGCCGAAGCCTAAGCCGGCGCCGGCGGGCGGCCCGGCGCAAATCGAAGGGCCAAAAAAGCGCCGGCGGCGGAAAAAAAAGACCTTCATCCAGAAGCACATTACGCAGCGGACTAAGAAACGGAAAAAGCCGGCCACCTACTACATCATTCAAGTGATCCTCGGCGAATATCGCGAGGTCGCCGGCAAGCGCCGGAAGGAAAAATGGACCGCGGTCGACACCGGCTATTGGCAGGGCGACAGGCTCACGAAAAACCGCAAAGAGGCAGAGCGTTACCCGCTGCAAAAGGACGCGCGCCGGGTCGGCAAGGTCATTGCCAAGAATTTCGAGGGCGTTGTTGCGGTTATGGTGCTCAAGGTGGGCAAGTGAGCGACGAGCTCGACCAGGCACGCGCGAGGTTCAAAGACCGCTACGGCCGCGAGCCGGCCGGCGACGAGCTCGTCATCGTCCCGCCGCTCGTGGCGCCCCAGGCCGTCCTTGCGGTCGGCAAGCTCTTTGGATTAGCTTATGACGCAGCGGGAGACGGGGAGCGTTTTTTCCACGAGTTCCGCAACCGGCCCACTGTTTACGTTTCCGCGGACGGTCGACAAGTCTATATCCTCGGTGGCGGGTATAGGTTCACTTCGCGGGGATTCGTTGGTTAGGCCCCGCGCGTCGACCAAAAGGACGCGGACCTATGGCCGGGACTCTCATGCTCTTGAATCCGACTCCCAAGCGTCGCCGGCGCAAGAAATATCGCCGCTCGCGGGCGCCGCGCGTTGTGCGACGCGCGCGCCGTGCGCTCGGTCGCTTCCAGCGAGCCAACGTTCGCAGAGCTCGCGCGGTTCGCCGTGGCGCTCGCCGTATCGGTCGGCGCATCGGTCGCGCCGAGCGCCGCGCCCTTCGCCCCGTTCGCCGCATCGGTCGCAAGCTCAGGCGCCGCGCCGGCCGCTTCATCGCCGGCAAGCGTCGCCGCTCGTCGACCAGGCGGCGCAACACGCGAGTCGTGGTAGCGACGAGCAACCCGATTGGCGGGGTTTCGACCTTCGTTGAAAACTCGCTGATGCCGGCGGCCGTGGGCGCGCTCGGCGCGCTCGGGGTTTCCTTCGTCGTCGCCAACGTGCCATTGCCGGCGAGCCTCAACACGCCGCAGAGCTCGCCGCTCGTCAAAATCGCCATCGCGCTCGCGCTCGGCGCCGCCGCGGGGATGATCGTTAGCGAGGAAGTAGGCGAGCAAGTCGCCGCCGGCGGCCTGACGGTCACGCTCTACGGCGTAATGACAACCTGGGTTCAACAGAACGCGCCCAACGTGCAACTCGCGCGCTATGTCGGCGCCTATCGCCCGCGGCACCTCGGCCGCAACGTGATGAGCCCGAACGGGGTCCTACGCGGGCGCCTGCGTCGACCCAAGCAACAGCCTGGCATTGCCGGGCTTGGTTACGTCAATGCTGCCCGGACCCTCGGCCGGTATGTGAAATGAGTTCCTGTAGGGCGCCGTAGCAGCCGGCCCCGCGGAACGCGACTAAGGAGCACCCGACATGCCCGGCCCTGGACCCGTTTTCATCAACGGCCTACCTGTCATCAACAATTTGCAGGCGGCGCAGAATTACGCCGTGAACATGTATCAGCAATGGGAGGCGATCACCCAAAGCCTCTATGACTCGCAGTCCTATGTTGCGCTCGGTCAGACCCAGTTGACGTTCTTTCAGCAGCCGGTGGGCCAGGGCACGGGCTTTGGCGGCGGCGCGAAAACGCTCAGCGACACCAACATGCAGCTTGCCGGCCAGTTGCCGGCAATGCAGGCGTTTATTGTCACCGGCATTAACGTCGAATGCCAGCCGACAACGCCAACGGTCGCGGCCCAGATGCCGGCGGCTTTCGGCGCGCAGGCTATCGCGCAGATTGTGAACGATGCCTATATCGTTCGCCGCTCGGGCAACCTGAATTTCCAAATCGGGTCGAAGAGCTACATCAATGAGGGGCCGCTCATGCGGTTCCCGGCACCGAACGATTTCGAGATTCACGCCGCAGCGTCGGACATTTCGACGACCGGCGCGAACATGCAAACGCGCATCGCCTACGGCTTCGCCAATGGGCCGAGCCAAATCCTCGCGCCGAACAACCTTCTGTTGATCCCCAACCAGGCGTTTTCGATCACGCTGAATTGGCCGGAAGGTTTGCAGGCCATCACCAACCCCATGCGAATTTTCGTTCGCCTGGAAGGCATTTTGCTCCGCGCGGCACAGTAAGCACGCGGCACTAAGCCGAGCTCGAGCTCGAGCTCGTCGACCGGGAGGAACACGCTTTGACTCGCTACTACGATCCGAGCGCATGGATGAGGGGGCCGGCCCCGGTCGGCGGCCCTGCTCAGTGGACGGATGATTATTTTGTTTACAACGTGAACGTTCCGTCCCTCGCCACCGGCGCGATTTCGACGCAGACGTTTCAGGTGCAGGCCGATTCCGACTTTGAATGGATGATGACAACGGCCTATGGCACGATCACCGCGCCAACCGAACCCTATTCCGACGCCTCGGTCATCCCCGTTACCGTGCAGATCACCGACTCGGGCTCGGCGCGTAATCTGTTCCTGAACGCGGTCCCGCTCAACACAATCGCCGGCTCGGGAAAGCAGCCCTACATCTTGCCACAGCCGCGCATTTTCCAGGCGCGCTCGACCGTGACTTGCTTGTTCACGAGCATTTCCGCGAACACGCAAATCAATATTTTCATGTGTTTCCACGGTCGCAAAATCTTTAGCCTGGGGTAGCACATGCCGCCGGTCTTTCGTTTCCAGCGGCGCCAAGGCTATCTGCAGCCCGGCGGAGAGCCGCAGAACAACCAGGCGCTACGTTCGCACAGCAAAGACCCGTCGAGCGTGCGCGTGGCGCCGTTCGCGCCTGACCTTCATCCCGACCAGGCGCAATTCGCCAAGCTCCGTCAACAGATGGACCATGGCGAATATGTCGAGCTCCGGCGCGCGGAAGAGGCGGCGCTCGCGCTCAACATGCCGCCGCAAATCAGGCAGGCGCCAAAGGTCTTTCGCTTCACGGCGAACAACGTCCCGCAATTGATGCTGCCGCGTAACCGCGAGCGTATGGCTATCATTGTCGCGAGCGTCGAGGTCAGCGGCGCCAATGGCGGCTTGTTTTTTTCCTTCGACCCGCCGGTAGGCGTCGACCCGGTAAGCGGCCTGTTGCTCGGAATCCCGGTGCTATCGCAGCAGTTCTATCAAGAGACGAATGGCTCGGTTTCGATGAATGACGTTTGGGTGTGGACGAACAACCAGCCGGCGAATTGTCTTTGCTATGAGGGAATCCTCGCGCTCGAAGGAAAGACAACGGGGGCCTTCTAAATGCCGCCGGTCTTTCGTTTCCAGCGGCGCCAAGGCTATCTGCAGCCCGGCGGAGAGCCGCAGAACAACCAGGCGCTACGTTCGCACAGCAAAGACCCGTCGAGCGTGCGCGTGGCGCCGTTCGCGCCCGACCTTCATCCCGACCAGGCGCAATTCGCGATTCTGCGTCGACAACAGGCGGAAGGGATTTACCGGCCGCTTCACCTGGCACAGAAGCGCCACACGCATTACAACGCGCCGCCGCAACTCCGCACTTACTTTAGCTCGGTGCAGTTTCCACTTGTCGGCACGTTCCCGGTGGGCGGCACGATCCTCCCGCAATTGCTCGCCGCGGCGAATCCCAACCGGCTCAATTTTACGATTTTCAATTCGCGCCTGGCGAACGTGTGCTTTAGCTATGACGCGCCGGCGACATTCCCGGTCAACAACCCCATGGCGATTTCGACCAACGGGGTTTTCCGCCCGGGCGAGGGCTCATGCTCCATCAATGAAATTTGGTGCTCGATCCTTCCGCCCTATCCGTTGAGCGGTATTATCCTTGTCGGCATTTACGAGTATGTGCTCGACCTAACGGGGAATTGGAAATGAGCGCGATTGACGTTCTCGTCGCGGACCTACAGGGCAACGAGCTCAGCCTGAAGGCGCAGCCAGCGATTGCGCCTATTGCCGATTGGGTCGCGGCGCTCGCCTTCATCGCGGGCCTTCTGCCGAGCTCGCCGGTCGTGGCGCAAGGCGTTCTATTCGGCTCGACCGCGGCAACCCCGACCGTCATTCAGAGCAACAAGTTTTCGTTCGACGGGTCGAATCTCACGATCAATAGCGGCGGCATTGTCGCGGCCGATGCTCAATTGGTTGTGAGCGCGTACAATGTCGCCGGCCCGCAGGCGCCTTTCTTAGCGTCGGCCGGCTCGATCCACCTACTCGGCGCCGCAACCGCTTTAATTGGAATCACGATTGACGCTTTCGGCGCCGCGAGCCGGC